GGTCTGTTGTGTTTTTTGCAGTCAACTGCCAATGCCAAAGCCATCACGCAGTCATCGTGCAACCCTTGTGGTGCGGTATATCTCACACCCGTTCTTGTGTATTCAAATTCAAAGTTTTCCATCTCACTTCCGATGGGTTCTTCAGGGAAATACACTTCCCTATTTTGTACGCTGATGACCAACCCTTCAATCAGTTGTTGTTTGCTCTGTGATGTAAACTTGAATCCTTTGATTCGGGGATGGGTTCGTTGCAATTGCTCAACGATAGGATCACCCACACCGGTTGAATCCACGAATGCAGGAATCACGCCTATCAATGTCGTAATTTTTGCCAATGTTTGCGACCAATCCGCTTGGAATCGGTCTACATATGATACGCAATTATTCGCATCTAACCCAATGATCACGGTATAATCCGAATACTTTGCCAAATCCACGCCCCAAGCGACAACACTTTTGTTGGTTACTGGCTTGTAGCAACTGCGGATTGCATCAATTCCGAATGGGTTTGTCTTGTCATCGGCTGGTTCTGCCAAATAGAGTTCGTTGAAGACGTGAAGTGGGAGATCTCGTTTGGCTTGTTCAACCTCCTCAAGTTTGAGAATCCCTTCCTTGACCGCATCATATGCCGTTATCTTGAAATACTTATACTCATTCTCCCCGCTTCTCGCCCGTTCGCCCAACTTGTAGAACCAATTCTTTTTCCCTTTGACATTCCCAATCAGTTTGCACTTGCCTTGTGTCGCAGTTAGGGTTGAACGCATCGCATACCACGATTCCTCACGCATACGAGATGCCTCATCTATCACCGCAGCGTAGACATCATCACCATACAAGTTGTCAGGCTTCTCACCTGATTTGAATTCTATCCTTGCACCCGTTGGAAGAGTGAGCAAAAGTTTGGTTTCGTTGCTGATGAAGAAGTTCTTGTCCGTGACTTGTGACTTCATCCTTCGGAATGCAATCTCCGCTTGTTGGTATACTGGTGCAACCCACCAAACTGATTGATTGTCCTTGCATTTCAACGCTTGTTCAAATAACCATATGATATGACTTGCCGTCTTGCCCGTCTTTGTACTCGCAGCAGTAATGGTAAAACGAGCATCACAATCAAGGATGTCTTTTTGATAACTCGTGACATATGGTCTTTGATAGGTTATTTGCATAAACTTTGGTACACACTTAATCGTGTTAGGTTGTGCAGTTCAAGGTTGTGGTATGTCTCACAATAGATGCGATTTGATTCGCCCATTGATTGTCTCACAGAATGACCAGCATCAATCAACTTTTCAATTGATGCCTTCCAGTTATTTTGAGTTGCGAAGATCACACCATCATTCCCGGTATGGTATAAGTATGGATAGACCGCTGAACATATAATGGGGATAGAATAAGCAGCGGCTTCCACAATCTTCAACTCCGATTTGCAGTTGTTGAAGTGGTTGTCCTGAAGTGGTGCAAGTACGAAATCAAAGTGCTTGTATACCTCACCGTATTCAAATACCGAAGTGCCTTGAACGATGTTGGCTTTGGGAATCAGTTTGACGATGTTGTTCCAGTGATCACTCGGAGTGTATCCGCAAATGTAGAAATCCACATCCATTGAATTGATGTCATCTGCAATGAGCTTCAAATCCTCCTCGTGTGTGATTCCACCAACCCATCCTATTTTCACTCTCTCGTTCTTTTCTTTTGGTTGCTTCCATTGGTTGTGAGATGTATCCAAACAGTTTGGCACAATGTAGACATTCTCATTGATTGTCCTCACTTCATTGGCAAGTTTTTGAGTGGTGCAGAATACCGCATCCGCATAGTTGATGGCATCCTTGATTGAGTTCTTGATCCCTTTGCGATATGCCCAGTATGCTGGATTGTATTTTGGAAGTACCCAATAATCATCTACATCAATCACATAAGGCTTCCCGGCATCGGTGATGCGTTTCAAGACATCGTACTGATTCTTTCCAAGCCATCGTGAGAAAACAATCACATCGTATGGTGCAAGGTCAACCGTCATCCATTCGGCTTGTGATTGGCAGACATCAACCACCGCTTCTCCGTTTATTTGCATTCTCAAATGTGGTGCATAGATGCGATGGTAAACAACACCATTGATTCCGTCTGTTAGTATTAAAAGTTTCATAGGGTATTAAGTAAGAAGTTAAAGCCTTGATTCGTTACATAGTCAAAGCCATTGTTGACAGGGATAACATTTGGTGAGTGAACGCATACTTCAAGCAATCGTTTTACCTTCATTTGCTCTGCGATGGCGTAGGTGCTTGACTGATTGCCAATGAACGCCTTGCAACTGCCGACAATGGTTGCCAACATCAAAGCATCCTGACATTTTAAGAGTTCACAATCCAACTGCCATCTCTCGGTGAATGCGATGTATTCGGATTCGTAACCAAAGAACACGCACTTGTGTTCCTTGAGTGGGAAATAGTTAATATCGTGATTGCGATAACGAGCAGAGAAGTTCAAGAGAATCTTGTCCGCAAAGTATGGGATCGGTTCACTCGCTTCAATGCAAGGTTCGTGAAGGTCGGTGATCAATTCAGGATAGACAAGAAAGTGATTCCGTCTCAAATCACCAGCAGCGAGATTCAATCCGTGATGCCTGAACTTATCAAAGTCATACCCCATATCAATGTGCGAGTGCATCTCAACCCTTCTTATGTAGGATTGATGCTCAAGTAATGGTTTGATATATTCGTATGAGTTTAAGTTCATACAGTATCCTCCGCTTGGATGACCATCAACGGTGTTCCTTTCACGGAATCCGATGTGAAAATCTACCGCACCGTGTAACTCTGCAACTCGCTTAGTTGCCGTGAGTGAATAGATTAAATCACCAAGATGTCCGGATTGGATTACTCTCATAGTTCTTGCAGTATTTCTTTGACCTCCAAATAAAACATCAACTCATTGCGATTCTCCCAAGTTTTATGAGACAACGCCTCAATGATTTGGTCAACTGCAACCAATGAGCAATCCTTAACCGTCAACGAGTTGTTAAACGATTCTTTGATTTCTTGTGCCTTGTCTTGTGATGTCATTCGTTTGGGGTTACTGGGATAGGCATCCAATATGCCACATCTATAATTGCATTGCTGTACTCCTCCACCCAAAGGTCATCAAAGTACCTTGCCAAAGTTATTCTCCCATCCGTTGTTGCTACCAACTGGATATCTTCATCTTGTGGTGGAAGTTTGTCCTCACCTCTCCAACTTGCTCTCATCTAAATTCAAAGTTATTGTGAAATTTTTGCTTTCTATTGTTTGGTCAATTGTCTCTTTTGGTTTGCCTTGTGATCGTGTTAACAACATCTCCAAGTTGAACAGGGAGTTTTTGTCGTGCGACTTCACCAAAGCACCTGCAATGATTCTCTCAAGGATGGTGAACTCTTCACCCTTGTCAATCTTCTCAAGGTCTTTGCGTGACATCGTGAGCATCGTGTTTACCGTGTCTTCAACTTGGCTTTTTTGATATCCAATTTCCTTGAGTTGTGTGATCAACTTCTTGGGTCTGCCGTGCGGATTTAGGACTTCACCTTTCTCAGGTCTTGTCAAACTTCCTCCGTGTGGTTGTGTTTCTTGTGTTGCCATTTTTACCGAATTAACTCCGAATTTATTTTGCCATTGACAATCTTTGTTCGTGCTTCTCTTTCAAGAACTCCTTGTATTGTTTTTTGTCACCATATTTGATGTGACATTCTCTGCACAAACACATTAAATTTTCAATGACATCCTTTGTCTTTGTCCCTCCCATTCCCCTTGCTTCTATGTGGTGAAGGTCGTTTCCAACTTTACCGCACACCTCACAATCTATGAATGAGCTGATGTCATATCCGAAATGGTTCATATAGATTTTGGTGTGGGGTTTCATTGCTCACCTCCTTTGTAGGTTAATTCCTCACCCGTCAAGGCAAAGTATAGGTTTTGTAGTTGGTGGACATACTGTATTTTAATTCTATCATTTGTTGTTCCTTCGTAATCAATGTCGCAATAACACATGGTTTCTTTGTTAATATAAAATCCATCAGGGTTATTCAGCGTATACAATCCGCTTACATAATGTTCTTTTGTTGTTTCATAAAACCCAAACTTAAACATCCAATGTTCGGTTAGTGGAATAGGTTCGTAATCTTCGGGTTTTACATAAGCCCCAAATTCTCCAATTTGGGAAATTGTTGCTTCAAAAAATCCTTCTTCCTTATTGGATTTGTTGTATGGTATCAAAACCCAATTGCCAATTCTTAATTCATTTGCTTTCATTGCTTACCCCCTCCAAAATATTGGTTGTACAACTTCTCTAAATTGCCTTTGATTTGCTCACTCACTTCTTGATGTCCAAATGTGTAGTGTAGTGCAAAAGCGATTGATTCTTTCTTGTGCATCTCTTTGGCTTTTTCTGTTGCTTCCAGTACTAACCTATTCAAAGTGATTCTGTCAAAATTGCCCTCCGAATATTGCTCAAATAATTCATAGGTTTGATTTGATAACCATTTAACACTACTGCTCATTCTTTCTTCTCCTCTTTGGTTTATGCTCATCATCGGCAAGTTGTGCTTTGGTGATGGCTTCTTGTTGTTGGTTTGCCCATATCAAAAGTGAGTGCAATGCTTCGGTCACACAAGTACTGCAATTTGGTAAATTCCTTCCGAAGATTTCACGGTGTACATTGTTAAGGATTGCCCCTTGTTCTGGTGATGGTGCGAATACTTGTGTTTTCTTCCAAGCATCGTAAAGGGGTTGGAGTGATAGTATAAATTCAATGTTGCTCATAGTTTTGTTTCTAATAGTGCGACAATCACGGTGGCGATGGATGCGTAAAGTATCCCCACCCAACCGTAGGTGTATAGGAAAAAGGACAAGCCCAACCACCAAGACAAGCAGAAAGCACAGTCAAGGGGTTTCATTCGCTTCCATTTGGAATAGTCGCTTCCGTACAGATAGCGTTTTAATAGATCGGCAGGTTTGCCAAAGTTTACGATGATGATTGCCAAACAAGCAATCCCAATTATTTCTGTGTGCATCGGTCTTTCATTAGTTTAATTACTCGCAGTACTTCACGAACGGAGATATCTGTCTTTCTATGGATTGCCCTTGCAGACATTCCTGAACACCATAGTTTGAAAAGTTCTCGTTCATAGAAATATGCTGATTCCGTTACTTGGTTTATTTTGTTGATTCTTTCAAGTTCAATTCCTTCGGCTTGTTCTCTGTCATCCAGTAAGTCAATGTCTTCAGCGAAGTCAATTTCGTACACATCCTGTTGATCATATATTCTTGATTCGCCAAAGGGATGCCGGTTGCCGTTGATACAAAGGTATAAAAGACGGATTGACCAAAACTGGATGTATCCGTCTCTGTATATTTTCTCGATTTGTTCATCAGGTTTCTCAAGTATAGTTAAAAAGTAAAATTGATACAACTCCCTTGCCAACTCATTGTTTTTTGCAATGTTCTTGGTTGCTTTCTTCAGCCAATCGGCTTTGGAGAGTTCCAATATGATGTCGGCTTTATTCAATTTTTCTTTTCAATAATGCAAATATAACCATCTTTTTCGTACTTTTTTTGGCATCCCAAAACTTGTTCTTCCTCATACAAGATGTGTATCGTGCTGGAGAGACCTTTGGTGCAAGTAATCACCCAATAACTGAACGGATGTTTCATATGTCTGTCGTGTGGTTTTGTCGTGTGTAACTAAATTATCAAAGACATTGATGGCATTCATCACGCTGGAATGGTCTCTCCCCAATATATAGCCAATTGAACTAAATGTCATCTTCAAATGCTTACGGCAAAGGAATGAAAACATATGACGGGCATAGACAACCGATTGTTTTCTCAATGATGAAATCACAAGATCAGGTGTGACATCGTATGCTTGACAACAAACTCTCATCGCATCTGTCCAGTCAGCGTCAATGGTCTTCAAATCGCACTTGGGTTGAATGATTTCTTCTTTTAGCCTTTTAATTTCTTTATCGTGCTTGACGGTTATCTCTGTAATCTGTAGACGCAATCTGCGAATTTCTTGCTTTAGGTTGTGGGTTTCTTGGTAGGGAGTCATCAGAATATTATCTTGCATCTGTTACACTTGTGCTTGTCTAAGGTCTTGAGCAATTTTACCTTGCCGATGGTGTTGCACTGGGGACATTTGGGATGGTCTGCGATTACGATTGAATCATAGACGGATTGCCAGTACTCGTGACCTTGTGGCGTTTTATCCCATTTGAACGCATCCAAGAGCATATCTTTCATATTGTAGTATGATTGCACCCTCTTGTCTTTTTCAACGAGTTGTATGAACTCTTTGTACATTGGCAATGCTTTTGCTTTTGTTCCAAGTTGTTCGTCTCTGCGTCTATCAATTATCTTCATAACAACTTTTCATTGCCATCGCCTAATCGAATGAATCCTGAATCCTTTGTTGATCCAGTTGCTTTGATGAAATCAATTTCAATCTTTGCTGAATTGATAATTACTTGTCCTACATCTGCCATTGCTTTTGCAGTTGCGATGTCAATGTCGCCATCTTTCAGGCGTTCCAGTGTTTCAAATAAGTGATCACGGAGATCGTTAATTTTATTTCGT